ATCGAAGCAATAGAAAAAAACTTAAAATTGGTGTAGAAATTGGTGTAGAAATAAAAAATACATATAGAACACCTTGTTTTATCAATGTTTTTAATAAGTATATACATTTTGGGAATAAATGATATTGAAATTTTTATTCAAAATGAAAATATCTTGCTATAACTTTAAAAACATTGTTAATAACTTTATTTTCAATGGTTTTGAGTAATTCATACAAAAAAGATAAACATTGAATAACTTTTCAAAACAAATGAATAATTTTTAGAAAATTGGTGTAAAATTGGTGTAGTGGTGTAAGATTGGTGTAGAAAAGCCCCATACAAAACAAAAAAATATATGACAGAAAGTTGAGCGAAAGATGACACTTTTGGCTCTTTTTTTATGCGAAAATATAGGTAGAAGGAGGTTGATGGAAATGTTTTCAGATGAAGTCCTAGAGAAAATTTTCAGTCGTGAAGATGTAATGAAGATACCTCTTACTTATCAGTCCGTTATGGTTCGGGCGGTGCAGGAGGTTTTAGAGAAGGAGGGAATCGACTATGCAACCAAATCCTTATCAGAGCATGAACTATAATATCCAGCAAGCATATCCGCAGTATGGGTACAATCCATACTTTCAACAGACGCGGATGCAGCAACCGCAGATAGAACAGGTGCAGCCAGTAAATCAGCTTCAACAGCAGATGCCGCGTGGCGTAAATGGGCGCGTGGTGCAGTCTGTGGAAATGATAACGGCAAATGATGTGCCTATGGATGGTTCGGCGGCGTTCTTTCCGATGCAGGATATGAGTGCAATATTTGCTAAGTCTTGGAACGCTGACGGAACGATTAAAACCGTAACTTTCAAGCCAGTAAATGAGACTGCACCTCAAAATTCGGCTCAGATTCAAGAAAATCTCAAATTTGAACTGTCGGAAGGTACGGTTACAGCTTTCATGGATAGATTTGATGAACTGTCTGAAAGATTAGAACAGTTGGAACTCTCCGTAAATAAAACCGCTTCAAAATCCAGTACACAATCGACCAAAAGAAAGGCGGATGCAGAATGAAGAATTTATTTCAACTCCTTGGCGGTATAAGAAACCCGCAACAATTTTTACAGAGCATGATGAACAATAGTCAAGTGATGGGAAACCCTATGGCGAAAAATGCCATTGATATGATGCAGAAGGGGGATGCCAAAGGCGTAGAGCAGATGGCAAGAAACCTCTGCAAAGAGAAAGGGGTAAACCCTGACGAAATAATGCAACAAATAAAAAACAAGTTTGGTATGTAATCGCATATTAGAGGTTTGCGCGCAAAAAACCTAGGTGCCTCTTTATGAAAAAAATTCAAAAGGAGGAATCTAATATGTTCAACTCTACAAACAATACACCTTTTACTATGCCTGTAATGCCGGCAACTGGCGGTTATGGCAATGACGGTGCGTTCAGCGATGGCGGCTGGCTGTGGATAATCGTAGTTTTTGCCTTGCTTTTTGGATGGGGCAATAACGGTTTCGGCGGTTTCGGCGGTAATGGTGGCGGCTATGTAGCAACGGCAGCCACACAGGCGGATATTCAGAGAGGCTTCGATACACAGTCTATCATTGGCAAACTGGACGGTATTTCCAACGGTATGTGTGATGGGTTCTATGCACAGAACACTACTCTGATGAACGGTTTTCATGGCGTAGATAACGCTATCTGCAATCTTGGCTACCAGACACAGCAGGGGTTCAATACAACTAATGTTGCTCTGATGCAGAGCCAGAACGCATTACAGGAACAGCTTGCGGATTGCTGCTGTCAGAACAGAGAAGCAATCGCTCAGGTAAGATACGATATGGCGCAGGATACTTGTGCATTGCAGAACACGATGAACACAAATACCCGTGACATTATCGACAACCAGAACGCAGGAACAAGAGCAATCCTCGACTACCTGTGCGCTAAGGAAAACGCCGACCTGAGAGATAAGGTTCAGAAGCTGGAACTGGCTGCTTCTCAGTCAGCGCAGAACGCTTATATCGCGGCAAATCAGGACGCGCAGACAGCGGAATTGATTAGAAGAATCAACCCTATGCCTGTACCTGCGTATAACGTTCCTGCCCCTTATCCTTATTCTGGATATGGTAACGGTTGCGGTTGTGGTTGCTGATGGCAGACAACCAAAATAAAGGGTTATCTTATTTAGATATGCTTACCATCCTGTCTGTGTTTTTGCAGCTTGTGACTTGCCAACAGGTATCGAACGATACGCTGTTGAAGGAATTGCATAGGCAGGATGGATATTATCTGGATAAGATAATGAAAGACCAAAAGGAAATACTAAAAATGCTATCTGATATTAAATCAGACTTCGCCCGCAGTGGTTGATACAAAGAGGGTAGGCAGAAGTCTACCCTTAATTTTTTTAGGAGGTGTTATTTTATGGCTTGCAAGAATGTGTGCCGACTTTGCGATAATTTCATTATGTCGCAGTCAGTGAATTTTACAGGTGGAAATCTGATTATAGATTTACCCGCTGGCAGTTATGCAGACTGCCGAAAAGTTTGTATTGTGGTGGCTCAAAAAATCCCCGATACCACTACAATCAATGCTCCTGTTTTTATTACGATTGGCGGCGGGGCTGTGCAGTATCCGCTTATGAGACGTAATTGCAGACAGGTTGTGGCATCTGGCTTGAGAACAAGAACCAGATACAAAACCGTAGTTGAGACAACGAATAATTCTGGATTGTTCAGAATGATAGGGGATCCCTGCTGTACGCCAGATAACAGATTATCTGCTATCAACGGAGAAAGTGTCCCCACAACAACTGGCGGAGGTGAATAATTTATGCACATTGAGAGAATGCACAAAATGATTGAATGTCTTTGCGAAAAGGCGTGGTCTGAAATGGAAAACGGTCTGGAATGTGTTGATACCGCCGAAATGGGACAGGTTGTTGACATGATTAAGGACTTGAACGATGCCGAATACAAAGCAGTCATTACAAAAACTATGCAGAAGGCGGAGAAAGAGGACGAAGAAGAAGATAAGGAAATCCTTAGACGGTTGAAATCTGAATACTACGAGGATGGAGACAGGCGTTTCTATGACCATTACAGATACGCTGACGGTCGATTTGCACCAAAGGGCAGAGGAACGCGCAGAGGCTACACAGAACCGCCTTACTACTTCCAGACACCAGATATGTATCACGAATGGGATAGCAAGAGTGATGCGGAGCGTGGCAGGGACTTAGACCGTATGGGCGGCAGAATGTACTACACCGAACCCACGATGAGCGGCTACGATAAAGCGAAACGCCATTACACAGAAAGCAAGGAAATGCACAAGGGAAATTCTCAGTCTGATAAAGAACAAAAGATGCGCGACCTTGAAGCATACATGAAGGAGCTTTCTGGTGATGTGACAGAGATTCTTTCGGATATGACACCAGAAGAACGCACCCTGCTAAAAGCCAAAATGACAACACTGTTGCAGAAAATCGGCTGACATAAAACGGATAGGGGGAAACACCCCTATCTTTTTTAATTTTGGGGGTGGTAATGAAATGGTATTTGAGATAAACGGTGTAAAGTGGAGCGTTGTTTCTGTTATGCCGCTCTCTGACTGTCTGCGCCGCTCTGACGGTAGTTTTACAGTCGGCGTGACCGATAACACTACGCACTGCATTTGCCTTTCAAATCGGCTCGTAGGCGGCTTTAAGAGGAAGGTGCTGATACACGAATTATGCCATGCAGTCTGTATGTCTTATAACATACATATCCCATTGGAACAAGAGGAATTTCTTTGTGACTTTGTGGCTACTTACGGGGATGAAGTTTTCGATATGGTAGATATGATGGTCGGGGAAATTCGTAAAACGGCATAAAAAAAGGGAGTATACCGAAATTGATATACTCCCGATTTTTGTGTAGCTTAGGATTGCAGCTTTTACGAAAGGGTGTACTGTTATTATACCATTTTGTTGAGGTCAACACAATGGTTATTTTCTAAATTCCGACCTGTTCAAGAAGAAGGTTTAACCCCTTGCGATACGCCTCCCCCTTAGTGATATTGTACTCCGCACAGTACCTTTCAAGCCTTTTCTCCGTTTCCTCGTCAGTTCGTATGCTGTATTTGATTTCCTTCGGGTTGTTTGATTTTGGTCTGCCCATCTTTTTGCGAGAAAGTGCGTAGTCTTTCCATATCTTTGCTCCTTCTAAGTCTCCGCTGTTAAGCATATAACTTGTCATCAATGTTTGAATAGTGAAGTCGCAAATTTCTTTTTCTTTTCCAGGGACGCAGTTTTTTGGAAGTTCCCCATTTATTTCTTTTCCGTCATACAAAAATGTAATTATGAATTTGCTCGACTTTTCCTTGTGGTTCACAACGGTAATGCAGTCTGGCAATCTACGATTAAGAATATCTAACATTGTCATAAAATCACTCTCCTATCTTTAACTATGCAGAATTTCATGTAGATTGTCTCAATTATACTTTATGTGTGGCGAAAAGTCAATCGATTTATCATATCTTTTCTACCATTTTCGTGAACCCAAGTAAATGGTTATTTTTTCGTCAGTACCGCAATACTGCCCTTGCTTGTGATGTTGTAGCCGATAGCGTCTGCCACATCCCGAATTTTGATATAGTTAGTGCCATCCTTCAAAATGCGTTCCGCAACGTGTTCCTTTCCATCAATGATAACCTTGCATTTCTCTACCACTTCTTCATCCTCCGTTTCATAGTCGAAAACATCATTTACAAGCAACCAGTGTGTGAATTTGTTGCACCGCAGGGGGACTTCTCGCACACCGTAAGCAGAGCCGTCGGCAGCTATGTAGTAGGGGTATCCGTTCTTCATTCCTGTGTATACCCCGATATGCCCCTGCATCCAGACTAACGCCCCGATGGGTGCTTTTTCGATGGTTGATATCGGATTGACGCTTTTTGCTCGTTCTTTCCATTGGGTACTGCCGAGTTTTACGCCACACGCCCATGAAATCAGACCAGAGCAGTCTACGCAAACCTTGCCTATTTTCTTTCGGTCACTGTTCCATACCATCTTGCCGTATTTGTTTTTCAGATAGTTGTAGTTGGCTTCTGTCATTACAGTGCCTTTCATACCGTAAACTCAGACATAGGCAGTGCCGACCTTGCTTCTACAAAACTTTACCAGTTCTTTTCCAGTCATTTTTGCCATTTGCCATCACCTCCATTTAAGCGAAATGCCATTTCTGTTATTTCTTATCGCCGCCCTTTATGATTTTTTCTATACTGGCATTGGTTTTCAGCATTTTTCGCATTTCCTCCAGTGCTTCATCCACCCACATAGAGAAGGTGTCGAAGGATACCGCCATAGCTAATGCAGGGAACCGTTGCACGAATAAATCATAGGTCTGCCGCAATTTCAGCTTGCCTGTTCCGCTCCCCAACTCCGCTTCTGCCTGCGTGACCGCCCACAACAGCCACTCCTTGACCTTTTCCCTCTGTGCCGCCGTTGGCATTTTCAGAAACCGCCCGATAAATACACCGACCATCCCTGTGACCGCCATCAACGCAACCACCAGATACCAGTTTTCCATTAAGAATGTAATCTTACCCACTTTCTACATCTCCTTTCATTCTTTCAATACAATATCAGCAATACGGATAACGGCTTCAATGCCGTATTTTTCAGCCCATTCACGAATCAACTTGATAACATATTTGTACCTGTTTTCATTTTTCGATTTCCAATAATAGAAACCGTTTGCAACGCCGCACTCTGTAATTGAAGCAACCGCCACCTGTGCGAGCGGAGATATGTCTTTCTCTGTGACGAAAGTACCATATATAACCGCTGCACTCAGGCAGATTGCTACAAAATCAGATATGTAAACAAGTTTCTTGCTCGTTTCCATTTTTCTTGCCATACGATCAACCTACTTTCTCCCAGCCCTGCTGGTATTCCGAGGGCTTCCAAGTATTGTTATCGATGGTCGAGCGATAGCAAACGCCATTCTCCGTGCAACAGTCCCCCTTCGCGTAGGGGCTGGTTGCCAGCGAGATAAAGGGCTTTGCCTTCGCAGGGTCATCACTCCATACAAAACCCCACTGTGCAGGCAATTCCTCGGGTTCGGCGGTGTAAATGGTGCTGTCATATTTCTGTAGCAGCTTTACCACGCGCTCTGCGGTACTCTTACAGACAAACCCGACAGGGCGATTGAGCATATTTTCTTTTTCTTTCGCTGTCTGAAAATCAGGAATAAACCTGTCCTCAGCGTTTAATTCCGTTCCTGTCATAGTGTCCGCTTTCTCCTGTACCGCCTGCGCCGCTAACTTTGCCATGTGCTTAATTGTTTCCATCATACTTCGTTCACCCCCTCACTGATTGCCGCCTCTAATTTTTCTACCGTTACGCTGTCCGCCGCAAGGGCGTTTAACTGCTCCTCAATACGGTCAAGCTGGGATGGTTTTGGTTCGGGGATGGGTTCGGGTTCGGGCGGTGTGTATTCTGTGAAAGTGTTTGTTTCGGGGTCATAAATCATGCCAAGCGTAACCGTATCGTCACAGGGAATGGCAGTCACAGGATTGCCCGATGGGTCGGGTGGATAATGCGGCTCTGTTTCTTGGTTTTTCAGAACGTCAATCACTCTGTTTTGTAAAATCATTGCGTAAGTTTTCATATTCTCACCTCACCATTCGATGATGACGATGCCATCGCCGCCAGCAGATGCACCAGTATAATTATAACTACCGCCGCCACCGCCACCACCATAACCTGGCGGAAATTGAGATGCCTCCTTTGAAGAATCAGCACCATTTCCTCCGCAGCCATAAGAACCGCCGCCACCTCCACCATTTGGGGAACTTCTTACCGATCTATCCGCCACTGTACCTCCATTACCTCTAGCACCATCTAGTCCATATTCAGCCCCACGATTACTGGGGTTGTCGCTGTAATATAATCCTCCTTCACCACCAACACCAGCACCAACAAGCCCTGTTGCAGTACCTCCACCTCGGAGTGTAACGAGGTTTCCGATAATTGTAGGTGTGCCATTTGAACCTACACTACCACCGTTGCCAACAGTAATGCTTATTGCTTGTCCTGCTGAAACAGCATACGGCTCCCTTATGATGCACTCGCCGCCATCGCCTCCTTTTCCGCCTTGATAATAAGAACCACTACTACGATGTCTGGTGCCTCCCTGCCCACCTGCACAGGCAGTAATCCAAATTTTCGTCACGCCAGCAGGAACGGTAAACGTGCCATTTGATGTGAATGTTTGTGTGCCATGTGCTTGAATCAGAGTACCTAATACTGAATTAACTGTAGCAATTACCCATGCGCCTACGTCCCAACTCATGATACAACACCTCCAATCCTAGTTACTGAACCGCTAGTATCTATTGTAGTAGTTTTCGTGATTACGTTACCCGTAGGTCCAGTATACTTAGATACTACAGTAGTTAATGTATCAGAATTCTTTGTAATTGTTGTAACAGTTTTTCCACCATCACTGTGAGTTATTGTAACTGTAGTTACATTACCAGATGTACTAATAGTAGTATCTTCACTTGAAAACCCCTGCACATTCATGAGGGCTTCTCTGTTTAATGGCGTACCCTCTACGGATGGTTCGTCAGCCATTTCAACCGTTACATATTCGCTTGTTCCATCTGCATGGGTGATTTTTCTCCGCCCCGCCTGTGTTGGGATTCTATCTAAAAAATCCTTCATAGCAATCGTTCACCTCCGCTGTTTATCGTTCCGCAGGGGATGTATTCCTGCTTCATATTTTCTGTCATTTCCTTGCCGACCGCGGCAACCCGTTCCCAATCGTTAACTTCCTGCCAGTCAAGGTAATTGCTTTCTCCGAACACAGGCAAACCCAAGCCAACCAAAAACAACCGCACCAAAGCGGTATAATTCGCTCGGATACGGTTGATTTCCGAAAGCCAAGGTATATTGACTTCCTGCCAATCAGTGTAGGTTATGCCGTTGAAACTCTCCTTGTAGTTTCTGTATGTTCTGGGGATGTAGTATCCTTCATTTTCAAGCCACCGCATCAGTTCCTTATGGTTTCCCTCAATGCGGTTCAAGTCCTGATAGTTCAGTGCGCCCTTATTGTTTTCCTCGTTCGCCTGAGCCGTTCTCGCCGTAACAGTGTCGGTTACAGTTCGGTTAAAAATCGGTGTTATCCAAGCCATTAGCTACCACCCCCAATAATATATTGGCACTCGCCCTTGATTGCGCCGTTATAGGTCAATTTCTGCTGAACCACGGTAACAGGCGTTTCATTCGCGAAGTTGCTTGTGAAGTTGACAGAATCGCCAACGTCCAGTTCGGGATATCCTCTGTCTGGCGCACTGTAAGTGTTGCGCCGCAGAGTAACCGCCGCTACCCAGTTTGCGTATGCGATAGCGTCCGTCTGGTTGTCAATGAGCGTATTGCTAACGCCGCTCAAATCCTCGCCTACGTCACTGTATTTCTTCCTGTACTCGATTTTATTCTCCGTAAGGCTATTCCCATTGATAGTGACAGTACCTGTCCCCTTGAGCGTTACAACGGTCTTGTAGGCGTAGAATTTTGCCGTGCCGACCATTGTTAAGCCGCTGCTTAATACAATCTGTTGGTTCGTATACGCCGAATGGGTGAAGGTGTATTCATGCGCCACGTTGGACGATACCTCAGCCGCATTGACCGCCGCCGTTACCTCCGAGTTGACCTTTATGGAGTTATACTCCACAGACAGGTTGCGAAGGGGAGGTATCTTTGTTGTTGTCGGCGTATCCGTCATTTTGTCGAAGTTGATATCAAATCCTGTCGCGCTGTCATTCTCGCGCAAAATCTGAATATAACCGCCGCGGCTATGGTTCATGATACAACGCCCTGCATTGGCTATCAGCTGCAAACACTCGTTCACTTTGGAGGATGGAAGGGGATTGTGCGTGTAGATTGTTTTCAACGCATTATCCAGTTCGATTGTATTTTCAAATCCAGCAAACCTCATAACATCTGTCGCAAGGTCGAACAAACTTCTTCCTGCCGCCGAATACACGCCCTCGTCATAGGTCATTGCCAAATGGTCTGCCAGACCTACGCACTTTATGCTGACCTCTGCCACAACGCCCTGCTTTGATACTTCAAAATCCCCAGAGGAATAGGACAAGCCCCAAGGTATCCACTCAATAGAGCCGTCCGACAATTCATAGCCGTACTGGTAATTCACAGGCTGTCTGCTTTCCAGATACTCCCATAAGCCAGATGGGTTTTCTGGGTCATATCTTCTTTGCGTATCAATCAGCGTAAATTCAAATTCCTGCTTTGGAATCTTAGACGAAAGCAAGTCAATCTCCTTTGTAGAAGAACAACTTGCAATATCGTCCGAGCCCAATCGGCTAACCAGACCGTACACCAAGGAAAGCAATCTCGCCCTGCGGTGTGGTATATTTGAGTTCAGCCAATAGAAGGACAGTTCGTTGCATAACGGAATCTGGTCTGTCATTTCCCAATATGTAGTATCAGGCGAGTAGGTTTTATCGAATACAGATACAGAATCTTTCTTTGCCAGAATCCGAAAACTGTTCGGGTAATCACCCATGCTGTCATCAAACTGGAAGGTCAAACCGGGAAACTGCACATAATCGCCGAATGAAATTTTCACAAGCGGCTTTGTAGTGTATGTCCCTGCATCGCCGCTGATTGTCAATCCTGCATATCCCTGATAGATGGGGTTGCTCTCCGGCGGCAGAGGGTTCTTTCCGTCCAGAATAAATCTATTTCGCTCCAACGTCTGATAGGTGGATGGGGCGGTTGTGCCGACATCCACGCTATCAACATCACTGTACGGCAAATGTCCGTTATCTGTTGGCGTACTCAAGCCGGGTGCGTCTGGGTCTGTCACGCCAAATACAATTCTAACATAAGAAGGATTGCGGAGCGTTTGCTCTGTTTCCTCTTTCCATTTTGCTGTTACTGGATACATAAAACCACCGCCCCGCTATTTCCCTGTGTCGATAAGGGATGTCTTTAACCCTATAAACATTTTCGGTGTGCCATTCTCGGACACCCAATATGTAGAAACGGAATAATCACCCCAATACATTTCTCTTGTGATGAATTTACCTTCTTTTGGGTCATAGTAGGTTACGTTTCCTATGAAGGTTTCAATCAACTGCAAAATCTTCTGCAATTCCTTTGGATAAATAACCTTCCACTCCAATGTCAATTTCACTTGGCGGCGGTTTATCTTTTGAGCCACCGCAACGCCTCTTGCATTTCTGCCGCTGTCAACCATCTGTTGACCTTCGTATTCCTGCACAGAAGGACAGGTAATTTCTGTTCCGTTATATCTGATTACTGCCACAAAAACCACCTACCTTTGAAATGCCCCAAGACCAAAGTTGATCCCTCGTCTTGCGGATACTCTCTGTTGATTGTTATAGATAACGTCACCATCCAGTTCAATCTTCTGGTTCAGTTCGATTGGCTGACTGCTGCCGTTCGCCATTGCCTGTGACATAGCCGTTAAAACAGCATTAAAAATTGCACGTTCTATCTGGTCATTGCCGCCAACGGCTGTTTTGCCGCCAATACTTCCGACCAGTTCCGGTCCTGCCTCTCTTGCAATAAACAGTTCGCCAGACCGAGGAAAACCGCCATTCGCAAACATTTCTATATTGAAACGCTGCGCCTGTTGCATATTGTAGCCGCCGACATGACTGTATTTCTTTCCTGTCAGTCCTGCCAGTGAGTTTGCGTCCGAAACCATCTGGTTTAGCATCCTTGTGACCTCATCAGATACTTGCTGCAAGGTCTGTCTGATAGCATCAAACGTGTTGTAAATGTTATCGTAAACTTTTAACAGATAAGCTGTTATCTGCGCCTTGGAAACCGTACTAAAATTCGTTGTCATAGCACTTATGCTCGAATAGAATGTATTCATACTTGAAATGATATCTTCCTTTAGCACTGTAAAATTTTCTCTCAATGTAGCCCATGTCGCATCCCACTGTGAAATATCTGGTGCTTCGACCGATACAACAGGCGCAAGACTGCCACCGCCAGATACTTTGTCTACGATTTCATCAATAACACTGCCTGCACCTTTGACGGATTCTTCCATACCTTCAACGATACCTGCGCCCAGATAAGCACCGACCTCTCGCTTAAACAGTTTAGAAGGAGAGTGAATTTCCGCCGCGCTCTTTGTACCGCTAAGTATTCCACTTACAACTTCCTTCACGCCAGAAGGCACTAAAGAAAGCAAACCTTTTTTAATGCCCTTCCACATCCACTTGCCGATTTCTTCAATCTTCCGACCCATGGATGTTACGGCATTGTATACGCCCTGTGGTATTCCTTTAAACAGGTCGATAATCATTTTGATTTTTTCTGGTATTGAAGATGAAATCCAAGTTGAGATATCATTTCCCCATGTAGGGAAGATGGAGGATATTAAAGTTGAAATTGCAGTGCCAATTTTAGATGGCAATTCAGAGAACCAACCAACAATATCACTTATAATCTGCGGTATTGTTTCCGTGAAGAAATTCTTAATTGCAGTCCATTTTTCAGAAATGGTTGTTTTGACGGCTTCCCACAATTCAGAGGTTGCCGTCTTTAATTCATTCCATTTCTCTGGGTAGTAGCTTACAATCTCATCCCATGTTGTTTTGAAGAAATTTTTAATAGAGTCCCATACTTCGACTACTGTTTTCTTAATACCATCCCACAACTTCGCAAGAAACTCTTTTATCTCATCCCAATGCTTTATAGTCATAAAAACGGCTAATATAGCCGCCCCTATGGCAAGCGTCCAAGGACTTAATATAAATCCTGCAATCTTCGGTCCAAGACCAGCAATAGCAGTTCCTATACCAGTAACAATCTCCGAGCCTGCTATCTGTGCTGCGATTGCTTTGGCTATTGAAGCACCCAGACCAGTAAATTTCAATAACGCAACAGCGGCTATGATAGTTGATTCTATCGGCGCAACATCAACAAAACCATTCCACGCTTCAAGTGCCGCCGATATTGCTTCAAATATCAGCGTTCCGATATTGGACAGAATGGTGACAAAATCAATTTCCTTTATGAATGTTCCAATTTTTTCTCCTATCATTGCCCAATCTGTACCCTGTACGGCTTTTATCAATGTGGTTAAAATACCGTTTATCCATTTATTAGCCGTATCCGCGGCAAGGACAAAATCGAAAGTGGAGAAAAACGTGTTAATTCCAGCCGCTATGGATAGCCCGAAATTAGACCAATCAAATGTAGTGCCAAACGAATCAAGGAAATGCAATGCGGTGTTCAATGCGCCTGCTATTGTTGCCCCTAAAACAGAAAATGTATCGGGCGATATTAAGCCGTTTAAAAAACTTGCCAATCCTGTGCCGAATTTGTCTGCCTTTTCATATATTGCATCCCAGTCGATACTACCGAGCGCATCTTGTAATTTTTTTCCTAAATCAGCACCAAGGCTGTAAAAGTCTCCTGTTTTAAACGCTTCTTTTATTCTGTCGGCAAGACCTTTTATCTTGGAATCAATCTCGACAGTTTCAAACATATCGGTAGGGAGAAGGTCTCCTGCACCGCCGCCTGCACCGCCATCCGCGCCGCCGCTATCGTTCTGCTTAGTGTCTATGATGTGCAATTCATCAAATCCGAGCGTATAGTCCTGCATTTCCTTTAATGCCTTAGCCGCTTTTCCTGCGCCGCCTGCCGTTTTTTGAAGGCTTTTAGCGTAGTCCATCTGCACTTTTTTAGCCTGCACCGCATATCCTTTGCCTGTCAGTGCCGCAATGAATTGTCCCAACATATTGATTGCCTTCGCAAGCCAACTAATGAAAGTAGCAAGGTAGGGCGCGACAACAGAAAGAATAGGCTCAAACGCCGCCGCAAATGCGTTTCTCAACTGCATTAAAGCGGACATCATAGAGGAAATATTGGCGTTTACCGATTGGCTGTACTGCGCTAAACTCTGCATACCTTCTGCAAATGCAGACTGTATGGTACCAATCAGCTGAAATACAGTGGAGTACAGTACAGACATACCAACCATTTTTGGCAAAGAAAAGCTATTTCGACCGCCAGAGCGACCAAAAATCCCACCGGATGAACGCCCGCGAGATTTATTTGAGCGTTTCCTCGCTCCTTCTCGTTGCGTTTTTTTACTCTGATTTTCCTGCAAACCCTCTTGAATGTTCGGTATTTTAGAGCGTGCAAGTGCAATAGTATCTTTCAGATTAAGATTTGCTATTTTTGATTTTTGGCTTATTCTCTCCAACTGCTTTTCAAGCGGCTTTAACTGTTTTGCATTTGCACCAGACGATTTCAATTCTTCTATGGTTTCGGTCAGAACTCTAACCGTATTTTCCATATTTTTAAATTCTCGTTCTGCCTTTTCGACTTCCGGAAACTTAATTTCACTAAGTCCGAGTTTTTCTAAGTCAACTCTAAATCCATTGATAAGGCTTTTTGATTCCTCTATGGTTTCAGCGAATTTTCCGTTATCAATATCCAGAACGCCTGTCATACCAAGATTTTTTGAAATCTCTTTTTCTATTCCAGAAAATCTGTCTGTTTTTGCGGCGTTTTCAGAAACACGTCCCATTGCGGCGGCAAGCTGTCCTGCAACGGAAACAGCACCACTTGTTTCACTCGTTAAATCAGACATATTTTTTGCGGCATCCTGTATTGGCTTACCGTTAATCTGCTTGCCCATGTCAAAAATAGGGATGTCCTTCAAATGGCTATAATCTTCAACAGGTGCAGATTCTTTTTTTGACTTTTTTGCAAGTTGTCCGAGATTCACGCCTTTTAACGAAGCGCCGATTTCCTTTGCGCTTTTTGCGGCTTTTGAAAAGTTTTGTGCTATGATTCTTGCTTGTTTCGCAAATTCTTTTATTCCGTTAATCTCTATTTCTGGCGTTTTAATGCTCTCCAAAGCAGATTTAATTTCACGAATCTGTTTTGTGGAATCCCCTGTTTTCCCGATACCCTCAATAGTCTTGCTTAGCTTTTTGACAGACTTTTCCGCATCGGCGGCATCCGCCACAATCTTTATCTCAAGTTTATCTATTTCACTCATTATTCATTTCCACCACCTTCCCATAGCGTTAAATAGGTGGTAATAGAATTAACCATTACCACCTAAATACTATTTCGGACTTTCTGGCAAACCAGATTCACGAAGTGCCATTATCCTTTTTTTCATTTCAAATACCGCAATCTCTTCATTTGATTCAGCATTCCGCTTTTTTTCGCTAACGGAAAGGATAGGTTCTTTGATATACTCGTTTTTCGCCTTATTTCCTGCCAAATTCCGCTCTACACCGACAGTAACGGCGGCAAGCGTATACTGACCGTTTATCCAATTCAGGTAATCTTCTTTTTTGACACGTTGGCTATATCCTTCTGCAATCGCAGACAATATTCTTGGATTCATTCTCCAAAATTCATCCCACGAAACTCCAATAGCGTATGCCTGTGGAAACCATTCAGAAATCAACAATTCACGAAACGATTTGTAGTTTTTTCTTATTCCGCTTCGCTCTGATTTTCCGCAGTTTCCGCTTCTGTTGTCTTGTTGGCAGCCCGAAAAAAATCAGACTGTTCCATAGCATCAGACATAGCTTCTGCCATTTCCTCAAAACTTCCTCCAGAAACAATGTGTTTCTGCATTTCTTCCCCAGCTGCATTTCTTCCAATGCCGGCACAGATACCGAAATACGCCCTCATCATAGACATAGGTTTATCCTGCATGACCTCAAGAGAAATACCTTCATCCTCCAAGTCGCAAACAAGGTTAAAATCAAATTCTTTTGCCTTATACACTTTTCTGTTAATGGTAAAGTTTTTCATTTGCATATCTCCTTTTCTCTTAATTTACTGTATTTCGGCTATGGACTTATCATAGTCAGCCATGTTAGCCGATTCCATATTCAATGACTGACTTAAGATTTTTTTGACAGTGTAATTGTAGTTGGATAGCCATTCTCATCCTCTGTTACCGCAACATCATAATCATTCTCAATCCACTTAGGAACTGTTTTCACAGCTACGGTTGCAGTTCCTGTCAAATGGTCATCTGTTGCTTCATCAGGAGCGAAAGATTCCTGACCGATAAAAGCGCAGATTCCTTCTGAACCCTTGCCATCTGTCCCATATAAGATACAAAAATCCAGTTCCTTTCCCTCGTTTGAAACCATGTCATCTTTGTATTTCTTTTCAAATGCGCCAGAAATCTCCATTGAGCCAGCCGCACGTCTTCCCATTTCCTGTGTTTCTACAAGGTCTTCCAGCGTGGATGTATCCACCATGTTCTGAGAACCAAATGGGCTTGGAATGGCTTTCGCTCTCAACAAAAGTTTATAAGTTCCTGCCCAATAAGAACCTTCTGTTTGACTTGATGTTTTTTCTCTATAAATAATTCTGGATTTCAAACCTGTTGCCATATTCATTCCTCCTTTTTTGCATAAAAAAATAAAGCCATTTAGGGCTTTATCACGTTAAACTGTCATTTGCTCCTATTACTCTTTGGAATCTTGCGGTACTTCTGTATGTATCCCCCTCATTAAATTCTGGAAGGGCAATAACCTTGAACCGCATTTCTTTGAATACGTCTGCTACAACAGACATTATTCTGCCTACATCCGATTGGCTTGTGTTTGTAAATACATCAACTTGGAAGGTTTCCAAGGTTGCGTTTATGGAAAGTCCCTCAAGGTCTGCTCCACGTTCCGCCGCCGCCATACGATGAATATAGACGGTAGGGAAGATGGCATCACTTAATTTCTTTCCGTTGCTTGTGAAGTATATGGTCGGATATTTCGATTCCAATTTTGGCTTGGCTTTCGCCTTTACGATTGAAAACACAACCGTTCCAAGGTCATAAGCCCATGAATTATCACTCAACCAAACACCTCCTTTGCAACTTCCGCAATCTTTTCTGCTAATTCTATGGAAGTTTCATACATAAATGGGCGAGAGGGCATACCCTTTGTCCAGTGCCATTCGCCGTCACGAAAGTAAAACCATCCTTTTTCTCCATGATTATTTACGTCATACTTCCAACCAACAATGCCAATATCGGGATGCGGATTTTCCTTCCCGACAACGGCTGTACCGAATTCAATAAATTTTGCCCAAACGCATCCAGTGTACACAATCCACGTTGCACCTTTTTTAATAACCGCCCCTTGCTCATAATTGATACTGCTAAGAAGTTCTCCTGTATAAACAGCATCGTATTGAGCAACCTTCATTTTGGCGGTCTGTGCGCCGATTTGAGCGAGTTTTTTCGCAAACTCGTTACATTTATCGGTTAAGCTATATGCGTAGTTCTCTACCTCTTTTACGGCGTTCTGGATGGACTTATTGGACATGATGTTGATTGATATTTTCTTAGACATAGAACCACCTACAAAATTTCAAGTTCTTGGAACACTTTAAATATTTTTGGTGCTTGTATTGCAATCCAGTCAACCATTTCCTCGTTCTCAGCCCATGCACCATAAATTCCATGTGTATTGGAAGATAAACCACTTTCAAAAAGAAAGGCATGGACTATCTCGTGTCTAAGTTTCCTTTTGTTTAAGTTGATTTTCCCATCTTCCGTTAGGTATTTTTCTTTTGGATTTAATACATAAATCAATTTGTCATAGAAATTGCACAGAGCGTCCGATGATTCCTCAAAATCAGAAAATCGTTCTGGATATTCATCCACAAACATAATCGAATATTCCTCTCCGAGAATATTTACTGTTTTGTTTTCCATGCTGCACCTACTTTACATTCTTTTGCAAAAGAAACAAATCAACCGTCAGACCTTCATCCGCAACGCCCTTGACAATGTAATCACAACTCGCCTTATCGACCATTGCCGCTTTATACCGCACCGCTGATTTCTTCCACACCAAATCACCGACAGACAAAGGAAGTTTCCCCTTGTCATCGACAATCTGAACGAAATTTGTTGAATTATCAACACCAAACTCCTTAATAAGAGATTCGCTCAATTTGTTGCTTATGGAGGAATGGAAGGGTATAGGCACACCGTATCCCATTGTGTATTCCCCTGTTTCTATCGGTACTTTGTTTCCGTCCACAGTGATGTATTTCAAATTCCCATCCTCGTCCGTATCATAGACAGGGACTTGACCGATTTGCTTTGCATAGAACATCTTTTGTCTGTTAATATCGAGCATTTGAAACCACCTACTCATGATTCATTCGTTCCTCAAGAGTATCAAGCCTATGATGTGCAGATTTAAGGCTCTGCTCCAACTTGATAATCTTATCATTGTGCTTATTGATTTCTTCTCTCATTGTGGATATTTCCGACTTTATTTCCTGTGTTGTTCCTGCGATAGCATCCAGTTTCATATTGATTCTGGTGTTATCCTTCACACGCTCCTCAATATCCTTTGTGTCTGTATGCTTGCTACTTTTCAACCCGAAAAAGACGGAAAATGCCAAAGATACTATACTTATGAGGTATGCTATTTCGACTTGCATTTCTGTACCGCCTTTCTGCTTAATAATTGCGCATCAGCCCACCGCCACTTGATACGATGCACCCCTGCTGCCGTTTCGTTAAGAAATAGAAATTTATCGAATTTAATTGAAAATTAAGCGGAAAATTTAATTAAATTTCATTTATTTTCGATTAAACTTTCATTATTCTATAGAATTATTGAAACTATACTTTACACTTTGAAACAGCAACGCACCAAAAACGACTAAAGGGGTCGATACCAACCCATTTAAAGAACCTTTACAAACGGGTATACGCCAAAGAACAAATCCTCTCTATTCTTCCAAGATCGGCTCACTCCGTTTTCAGAATAGCTTGCCATATATGCTTCTCCTGCCTGTGAGCGGTCATATACTGCCAAATCAACGATATTGTTCTCAAACCTTTTCAAATCCTCCGCAATATCATCCTCCGAGTATGTATCTGGATACATACGCTTTATGGCAATCTCTTTTTTTGCCTGCTCTATCAGTTGATTTAAGAGTGGGTTTTCTTCTTTACGGTCGAATACCACGATATCATTCTCGTCAACGTGAAACTGCCGCAGTCTGATTTTTACTTGCTCCAAAATGCTGTAATCAGCCATAAGCAATCACTCCCCTTACATGCCAAACGCAGACAAGATATACTGTTTCAGCTCTGTGCCGTTCATTTCAGCCGCGCCATCAATTCCAACCTTCAACGCTAACTGTCGCAGTTCATCAACAGGCATGCGCGCGATTTCGCTTTTTGTATAGGCTTTCTTGCCATTAGAATCTGGAACTTCCTCGAAAGGCTCATACCAGATGCCGTTATGTTTTACTTTGTGGTCGAATTTCATTTAACCGACCTCCTTTTTAGTAGCATTTAATAACATAGGTGCTGTCCATTCTCTCATAAGAGGGCAGTACAATTTCGGATACGGTTGTCTTTGTCTGCACAGGGTCATTAGAAACCGTTACCGCAACTGCAACACCTGTATTGACAATGGATACATCCGCATCTTTGCTGCCCATCAGCGTTCTTTCTTCTGGTGTAGTACCGTACCATGTGTTACCCAGTGCGCCGTTAGGAATCAGTGTCGCGAAACCATCTGGATAGAATTTGGCAGCGGTGCCGGCTTCGTTTTTGTACTGCTTGGAATAAACAACAATGCTGATACCCAATTCAGCAGAGAAGATTTCCTTTACCCTGTTATCGTTCATGAAGATATTTGCCGTTACATTCTGTGCCAGAATTGCGGACTTGATTTTCTTATTCTGTTTCAGATAGTCCATGGTCTTTCTGGAAACAATCATAATAGAAGGTCTTTCGCCTGTTCTGGATTCTACGGAATCCAGCGCGGTCGCGATATCATCCATAGGGTCAGAGTTTTCGGTATCAGACCATTTATCGGTTGTTGTTGTCAGTTCCGCAAAGTTGTTTGTTTTGTACTCGTTGTTAGGGTCATAGTTGTATGCGTATGTAGCACCATCTGCCTGTATAGAGATTTTAGGAGAACCGTCAGAAGGGGCTAACAGCTGCATAATCATTCTTTCTGGTACAACTTTTGCGCCGTCAATCAGTGTGTTGGTATCATCGAAAATTCTTCTCAGTACGTCCTTTGCGTATGGGTCTGCTGTATCCTGCACACGCATGATTTCCTGTTCGTCAATTTCCTTGACAAGCATAGATTCGCGGAAAAACGCCATTTCTGTTTCTGTCATCTTGAACCCTTCTCTGCTTCTCAGTGTAGAAACCGCATCGAAATTGGAAGGTTTCAGAGAAACAGGAAGTCCCTTTGAAGTCTTAATCCATTTCAGGTCAAGACCCATTTTCTTTTTTGCAGGGAACAGACCTTCGCCAAGATAGGGGATTCTGTTACTTGCCACTTCTGTCTGCACAAGGGCAATCGCCTTTGCGTTATATACATCTCTGATATTCATTCTTTTGCACCTCCTTATTCAAATACAATCAGTGGCAGTGCAGTCTTTACCGCCGCCGCAATCGTAATTCCTGCGTTCGCGTTCGCATTTGCTTCATTCACGCAAGCAAAAGCCTTGATGATAGTTCCGTTGGGGTTAGAATCGTATACGTCATAAAGCAGGATACCGACTGCCGCCGAATCACCACTTCCACCATTTACCTTTTTCCCCTCTGCTGAAATGGGATTCCCAGCCTTGCAAACGCCATCTGTAAACGCCGATGCATCCAGAGTGATAGGTGTGAACAATTCACCGCCAAGTTTTCTTTTCAGAATTTCATTTTGCGTAGTTACTCTTGATTCTTTAAACTTCATTTTTTCATCCTCCTTACATATAATTTTTCAATACAGATTCCGCCGTTTTATTTGCATCGGAAAAAGCACCGCCGATTTCCTTTGCCATCTTTTCAGCGTCCGTTTCTTCTTTTCCGTTTCCGCCAGTACCGCCGCCGGGATTCTGACTGCCTGCCGCAATTTCATCTTCCTTGGCTTTGGCTGCTGCCGTTTCTTTTTCGGTAATAATCTGACCGAGAACGTCATAATCAAATGTGCCGTCATCCTTCACAATCTGCGCCGCCTGTTCAGCGGTTACTTTGAATTTTTCGGCCGCCGCCGCTCTCTGGTTTGCCAATGTCTGCGCCTTTTCAAGTTCTGCGATTCTGGCATTTGCTGTTTCCAACGCTTTATTGGCTTTTTCAGTTTCAGACAAACCGTTTGATTCCAATTCGTCAATCTTTGCCTGTAATTCGTCTGCCTTATCGGCTTTTTCTTTGTACTGTGCGATTTTGTTTTTTTCGTTCAACACTTCCTTGTTGCTCTGATTCAGCAGATTAGTAATCTGTTCATCGGTTGCCTCTGGGAAAAGTTTCAGCACATCTTCTCGTTTCATGGTTATTACCTCCTGTTCTTTTACTCACGCTTTTGTTACCGCAGGTCGCACCTGCCGAGTTTTGCTATTTACCGCATAGCTACTTATTTTTTTTGCAAACAAAAAACAGCCGCTAAGGACTGTTTAAGTTTTCGTGTATTTAAGACTGCATCTGCAATTTACAATTTCCTCTGCGCTCGCTCCCAAAGAGTAGTCACGAGGGAAAGACATCTCGGATGCACCTATTTGAAAAGAATCGAATATCCCGACTTTATATCCATTCGCTTCGGCGTGTGTATGCCGCACCTTATCATCAAGCATGGTTATCCAAGTCTTGTACTTATAACCCTGCTTAACCATTCTGGTGTATTCTCGGTAGTTGCCTATGGTATTTGCTTCGTTCGCCGCAATGTTCATGGCACGCTCAACAGATGTAAAGTAGGGCGTATCCTTATTTTCAACGGTTGTTCGGATAATATCTTCTGTGATTTTCTCCGAATATTCTTTTATGTATGCTGGTGTCTCTCTGACCTTTAGAAACTTTAACGCCGCCTTTTCGTATTCAGCGGAAAGACTTTGAATGAAGTCTCCTTCATTTCTTTCTCGTTCCAAGAAAGCATAAAAAAAAGAAATAAAAATCGGCTCAAGTTCTTTTGCCAACTCAAGCCGTTCTTTCTTTTCTTCGTCAGATATTTCCATTTCGCCGAAATAGGTTTCATATACAATTTTCTCTGTATGCAATTCGTCATTCGGGATTCTTGACATGAAACCACCTCTTTATTCTTCTGCAACCGTTTGAGACTGTTTTGCAATCTCCGCTGCCTTTCGTTCCTGTTCTTCCTTTTCTTCCGCTGTATGCCACAAAGCATCCATATACGGCTTAGAGAGAAGGAAGGTTTTTTCGGAATCCCCCCACAAACCGACCGTCTTAACCGCGATAAGAGGATGTATTCCTGCCTGCAAAAGCTGATAGAGTGTCTGCGATTTTGTGTACATATTGTCCTGCGGACTATGATTTATCTGCACATCAAAATCCCTTGTAGTAATACCTAAATCCTTATGCTTAATGCGAATGATATTCAGCACTACTTTTGCAAGGCGTTTCTCTGCCGCTTTTACGATAGGGTCTTTCAGTTTCGCTCTCGTCTTGGAGAAGTCCCAACCATTACGAAGCTGTACCGCACCCTGCGTATCGCCGCCAGAGTTATTATTGTTTTTATTTGGGATTGCGAGGATAGAAAGGGCGTTATCCCAAAGGTCATCCTTTGCGACCTGTGATTCTGTCTGGTTCAGTTCCTGTGTCATGATATCGACATCGGCTTTGTTTTCGCCGTTATTGGACCTGACTACCAGTGCGCCTTGCTGTTTCATCTTTTGATAGGTTTCGCTATCCACATCACAGTTCACGAATTTCACCCATGACTGAACAAACTGCTCAATAGAATCCATTCGGTTAGACTGCATATTGTTGATAGAATCTAGAATATCGATGACAAGTTCAATATCCGACAACCTCTCATGGTTATTAGGATATTCCACAATCGGTATGCCGCCGAAAGCATGAAGTTTCCAATTCGCAACGTTCGAATTATGTATTTCGCAGGAATGTGTTTCGGTGAAGCATAATTTATACCATTCACCATTCTTATTTTTCAATTCCTGTACAGCCAGTATCGGTTCTTCTGTGCTGCGGTTGTAAATGACAAAGGTGTTCAGTGGAGTGGGGGAGACAATGCGAAATTTTATATCTCCATCCGCGAACTGAGCTGCCTTAAAGGAAGTGCCGGTTGCTGACTGCCATTCACCCGATTTAATATCCTTTGACTGTTTATCAACATCAACCATGTAATCATTCAGAATGTCAACAGCCTTGTTTATCCGTTCATCGTCCTTGCGGCTGACAAACTGTACAGGCTCGCCATATGTCTGCCCAACCTTGAACTGCACAATCTCATAGGCGTGATTCTCTACAATCTTATTTACAATATCGTCACGCACAATCTTCTGACGATAACGTATCGGCTGGTCTCCCTTGTAGTAGTGCCAAAGGTAATCAATCGCTGTTTTATTGAGATTGAAAATGCCTATACACTTGCCAAGTACGCTTATGATGTTATCGGGCGTTATCTTCTCTGCGTCCGTATACGCTACTTTCCTGCCATAGCATCCACGCAGGATATCTTGAAGTGTTCTACTATTCATAAAGCACCTCCTTTCAAAAAAGGCAAAACAAAAACACTGGCAAGTGCCAGCGTTTGTCTGTTCGCATTATTCTTTATTGTAACTATAGCAGATTTTTTCGGGACATTGGAGACAACTTCTCATTTTTCAAGAAAACGATAGAACATTTTCTTGACGCTGTCCTCTGTATTTCCGCCGATACGCTTTGCAACGTCCCCCCAAGACAACCCCTCGACAAATCTAAGATGAATAATGCGCCGCATGTGGCTGTCTTCAACGGTCGCAATAAACGATTCTATCTGATTGATAGTTTCCATGATTTCCATTTCTAGGGCACAAAGCGTAGCCTTTCTGGAATAGAGCAAGGCTTTCTTACGGTTGTATTCCGGGTAAGGAAATCCTTCGATGGTAAAACTCTGCCAGCCGCCAATTCCACCAGAAACCTTGTCTCTGACGCTGCCATCCTGTTCAATTCGTGCTATCTGATTTTCAAGGGTGTTTATTTTTTTTCGCACTTCAACACATTCCTGCTGTAAATCAGTGTATTGCTTCAAGATTTCTTTCGTCACCAAGACATACCCCCTCTGAATGGATTGATAGCTGCTTCTACTTTTGCGGTATTATTTGGATTTTCTATGAAAATTGCTAACTGTGTCAAACTATCCGGAGCGTCATCGTGATTATTTTTCCCAATGCTTACAAACATTCCAAGTTCTTCCATTGCTGCTTGATACTCATTGTTTCTTTTGTATCTATGAACTCCTAGTTTTGCATCTTCTTCAATTTGACTTTGGCTCAATCGAGCAGGGGATATAAATACAAATTTTCTTTTTATGTCCCCAGAGTAAGCAATAATTTTCGATAATTTGTCAATTCTATTTGATGCTTTTTTGCTTGTACAGGAGCATTTATAACCGTTTGCAATCAGACTTTCATCTACATATTTGCAATAAAGTTCTCCACCTGTATCTCCCTCGAATCTTAGTTGCCTAATCTCATTTCCCATTACGCGTCCAACAACAAGCGGTATTGTGATTTCTTTTGCTCCTTTGTTAAATACCCAGTCATAAATATAAACATCCCCATTTTCATATTCAGCACCAATAGGCATTGAAAGGCTATCTCCTCCGCCCCATGCAACGTCTACAACTCCAATACGTCTGAAATCACCATCTGGAAGAATACCATTAAAATATCTGAGGCTATCAGTTTCAAACAGCAAACCTTCACGAACATAAGGGCTTTGCATGAATTTAGCCATCCATTCAGCGTGGTCTAATCTTTCTCTCATTTCTCTGTAGTATTTGGTTGAAAATCCGTTTATTTCGTAATCAAAATTACTTTCGTCATTTTCATCCAGAGCAGGAATTTTTCTAAATCTATATTCTGTATCATTTTCATACTGCTTTCTGAGTCGTTCCAACGGGTCTAATACATTCCATAGAGTGCCGACCATCAATTCTCTTGCACCATCATTTTTTCTGTCTACCATTTTGTTCAAATACTCTTGGAAGGTATTCTCCATTCTGACAGGGCTTAGTGAATGTTCTCGGTCACGAACTAAGTCATCTACATATAAATATCCATCTTTTGAAACGTCAACTGCACCTGTCCATGTTCCATCAATACCTCTACAGGTAACAGTTGCGAATCTGTCTGAATTTCCGAGAGTAATAGTAAACTCATCGGAGCTCTTGTCCAAGATAACAGGTTTATTGATGTAACGCGGATGCCAATAATAAAATAATTCTTGAAATGAATATTCTTCTGTAGAAATCAAATTTAATAACTCTTTATAAAAACCTTTTGCAAGTATGCCAGAGTGCCCGCCCATCGCATTATGGCTATTGGGTCTGCGAAGCATAATCCAGTTCAAGAAAAAAATACAAGTAGTGGATTTACCGACGCGGCTTGGCATAGATAACCCATAGAATTTAATTTTTCTGTTTTCTAAATCTTCAAGGTCTTGTACGACAACATTCAGCGTCTTTCTTCTTGGAGAATAGAATCTTTTGCTCCAGTGCCTATTTTTTTCCATGTAAAAAATAAAGCTTTCCAATTTTTCATAGCTCTCAAGTTTTAGTACTTCATAATATTTATTTAAGAGATTGTATTCTTGATTGTTATCTTGAGCGTATTTTTCCAGAGTCCATATATCAGAACCTGTCATGTTTAAAACTAGAGTTTCGATAATTTCTTTTGCCCTTTTTGTCAATGAAAGACCGTATTCAATATCTTTTTCAGTCTCAATAGAAACCTTTGCAGCATCACAGTATAATTCTATAACCTGTTCATTGATTCCGTTATTCGATATGTATTTCTCGTAGTCCTGTACAGCACTTATCAATTCAAAACTTGCCATTAAAAAAAGCACCTCCGCTCAAATAAGCAAAGGTGCAAAAATCCTTTGCCCTCAGATGTTTAGGGTTAGCGGCTAACTTCCAAATTGTTAGTCGGTAATTGTTTTTATTCGCTTGCTTTAAAATTGTAAATCGGTTTTATAATGTCAACTACTTCAACAGTATCTTTTATGTTTTCCATTATTTCATTTATTGACTTGTACGCCATAGGGCTTTCGTCAATCGTTGAAGTGTTTACAGAAGTAGTAAATATTCCATTCATTGATTTTTTGTATTCTTCCAACGAAACGATTGCTTTCGCTTTTGACCTGCTCATTATTCTTCCTGCCCCATGCGGTGCTGAATAGTTCCAATCCTCATTTCCTTTTCCAATTCCTAAAATACAACCATCACGCATATTTATTGGTATCAGCAGCTTTTCTCCCGCTTTTGCAGAAATGGCGCCTTTACGTACAATATTTGTTTCGTGTTCAATGTAATTGTGAATTGTTTGGAATCGCTCCGTTTCTTTTGTAACTTCCCAACTCATATAATAACAAATAACACTCTGAATGGCTCTTCTGTTAATTTCCGCAAAATCTTGACATAATTTCATATCATGTAAGTACATTTCTCTATGCTCTCCAACAAGATATGATAACTCTCTTGGGATTTTGGTTTCTCTCTTTTCGTATGACTGCTTTAATTCTTTTATAGCATTGTTGATTTCTCTTTCTCTTCCATTTTTTTTGTATTCAGCAATCAATTTCTCGCTATCCTGTTTAAAGTTTGACTTTCCAGAAACATCATCAATCGCCATTTGTTGATATATTTCCGCAACCTGCTTTCCGACATTTCTGCTCCCCGAATGAATTACAAGATATTTATTTCCTTTACTATCTATGTCAACTTCGATAAAATGATTTCCACCGCCAAGTGTGCCGCAACTTCTTTTCAACCAATCTATATTGTTCAGTTGTTCCTTGCAATGCAATTTTTCAATAATATCACTTGCAACAGATAAGTTTTCTTCTTCATGAACTTTTCTACCGCTTGGAACATATTTTCTAATGACGTTATCTAATCTCTCAAAATCAATATCAATATTCCCCAAGTTTGTAGTAAGCATACCGCACCCTATGTCAACCCCGACAATATTCGGTATTACCTTTTCTCCTAAATCAGCAGTAAAACCAATAACACACCCTGTTCCAGCATGAACATCAGGCATAATCCTGACTTTGCACTCTGAAAATGCAGGCTGTTTTATGAGGTTATATATTTGGCTCAAAGCTTTCTGTTCTATATTTTCAGTAAATATTTTTAAATCAGCCATAAAACCCCTCCTTGCAATACGCAAATAAATTACGACCAGATGAAAAATCCTTTTTTATGCGTACTCACTTCTATTTTTAAACGCAGTCAGTAGGAATCGAACCTACACATCATTTTGACGGACGGATTAGCAATCCGCTGCGATACCATTACGCCATGACTGCAAATTATCTCACATACCTTTCTTTCCTTCTCCACGCCTCATCATTGTACTTCTCAAGCCATTTGCACCGCTTTGCGATACATTTGTGCTTGTAAGCAAGTTCCTTGTTCAACGCCCCAGTATGAGCCTTACAGTGACAGTATCCTATTGCGTTCCCTATGTATTTACCTGTTATAGATTTTTCTCTCATAGGCAAAATCCTTGCATAATACCAGTTTTGCGACTTTAACACATTCTTTTCGGTTGTCAGCATCAGTACATTTGCCGTCTTTGTTGTATCTGCAAGTTATGAAATCACAGTTATTCATTGTTCATAAACACCTCAAAGTCTTTCCTGCATTTAGGGCATAAGTGGAATGTTTTTTCTTTTCGCCTTGAGTACCCTATTATTTCAACAGACAAAACGTTGTCTTTTATTAGTTCGTATTTATCTGAAAGATACCCTTGAGATTCTTCATGTATCATTTTAAATTCTTCTTTGTTCATTTTCATTCTTCCAAACCAATCTCTATGTTCTGGAAGTCTGTTAATTTCATTACCGCACCTATCACAAGTGTACCATTCTTCTTTGTGTTTCATTGTTCCACCAACTTTCAAACCAATCCTAACATATACAAAATATCAAGCCCTGATATTTCCTCCGCACCCTCTCTTGTGTGCATAAGAATTTCTTTAAGTTTTTCATTTTCTGCATTGCTGTATTTGTTTCTATCATACGCTTCCGAAAAACAATAATATTTGCAATATCCATAGCTGGCCCCAAGACTATTTCCGTGAACGCTCTTTCCGACAATATCGTAATATTTCGGAACTCTCAAAACACCGTATCTTTCATCTAAAATGCATTCTCTTTGTTCTGCTTTTAGTTTTGATTGAAGATATTTCAGAAAACTTCGTATATCCTGTTCCGATTTGGAAATATATAAAATAGTTTCTTTCATTTCTTCACCTCTGACAAGTCAACAACAATTAGCACAGCACCATAACATTTTCGTAAATCGCGTCTTTCTTCTTCAGCTGTTTTTCTATCAACATAAAGTGAATGCGGTTTGTTGCTTTTGATATTAACAAGTGCATATTTGTATGTTGGATAATATTTCTCCTTTGCTTCTGTAAGATTCACTGCTTCACCTGCTTTCTACCACAGATATGACAATGGTTTATTTTTATGATTATTACAATTGCATAAAGGCTTTATATATTCATTGGCTACTGTCGATTCTCAAATAATCTGCGGTCGTATTTCTCAGTCAGTTCAAGTTTATTCTATCGTTCTTCATCCCCGAACAGTGTATCCGGAAACGGTTCTCCCTTTATGTACATATTGAAATATTTAGAGGCAGTAGGCACGCTGATTTCTATATGCATTGCAGCTTTTGACAGCGTTATGCGACCGTTACAAAAATCCTCAAACGCTTCAAAGAATTTTCTCTTGCTTATGGTTTTTACGCCTTTCGCCATTGCAAACACCGCCTTTCGTTTTCAATCAAATAATCGGGATAACTTGTGCGTTTCCGATAGGCAGAAAGGGGTACATCCAATCTGCCATCGGCATTTTTTTAATTCAAGTGGGATTTACGCAACCAACACTCTATTCTGGTGCGACCAGACCTCTTAGATGGGTGTGGATTTGCACCACACATGAACCGCATTCCTATCAGCGTCCTCCGTACGATATTGTACCCGACCACTATCAGTTCTTAGATATAAGCGTTTACCTATTCCGCCACCATCTACCATAATTCAAAATTGAATTATCCTATGCCTACTCGCAGGCTAATAACCCGGGGTAGGCCCGCTTTATCGCAGACCTAAAAGAATGCTTTCGGCGCACGCATTTTTACAACGATTTTAACCCATAAGGTTGCGAGTAAGGTTTTCATCGTGAACCCAAACGCCAACAGAGGGATTTGAACCCCCATGTCGGATTCTAACCGACACAATGGTTTTCAAGACCACGCCGTTATAACCGTTTCGGTATGTTGGCAGAGGATGGGGATTTAAAAGACACCATCTCTAATAGTGAAATCCGAATCGACCTCACCTAAATCAAGTTTCTATCCAATCCCCATCATGATTTTTCAGTTTTGAGTTTAATGTCAGTCACGAAATCAGAAAAACGGACTGACAGGGGGTTTGTCGATTTTTGAAGGGTAGGTTTTATATGCGGTCAGTCAGCAGAATCTATGATTGCGATAAACCATGATACCGAAAGACCGCAAATGGATTCTCTCGGAATTGAACCGAGGACCGTCCGGTTATGAGCCGGATGCTCTAACCAACTGAGCTAAGAATCCAGAGTGGGGCGTGATGCCGTTAAAACGCCCCAAATATGAAGTTGGTGTTTGGTCTTGTTGCCAGTCCCCATCGGCATACAAGCCAAAAGCCCACCGAGCCGTGCGATGGCTCTTAACAGGATTCCCCTAGTGGGTGAAAGGTTGTGTTATCCATCGGGAAAAATGTCCAAAAACCCGATGAAAAGCACCAGACGGGAATCGAACCCGTTTCCGCAGTTTGGAAAACTTCTGTTCTGCCATTAAACTACTGGTGCATATATAAGACCCTGCGTCCGAAAATCAGCGTCTATAGCCGCCTTGTTTCTTGCCATAATCGCCGTACAGTCATGAACTAAACCGCTCAAAGGCAAGCGCAACAAACAGGGTACATATCAGAGTTTAATATCTCGGCATATAGAAAAAGTCACCACAATTCGGAATGTCTTTCCTTATGACAAGGCATAATTTTTGGAATATTTCATAAGACCGCTCTGTTTTCGTATAGCGACCAAGTAGTATTCGCTCCCTATCTTTTTCTGCAATGATTTCTTTCCCGTGTCTAAAAATATCTATTCTATGAAATTTATCCTTGCCAACAGAATGCTTTCTATCTTGACTAATAATCGTTATCATCATGCTCACTCCTTTGGCATATAAAAAACTGTACTGCCAGAGAAGGGGAGTTCTTCATACAGAGCGTGAATCTCTGCAAGCACTTCCATTGCTCGATCTTCGTTCCTATATTCTCCGAGAACAATAGACTTGAGTGTTATATCGTTAAGGATGGCCTTGACATAATTTTTAACTACTAACAGTGATACTCCACTTTCATCAATGGAAGCTGTTCTATCTTGGCTTAAAATTCTCATTCTGTTCACTCCTTCGGTTCAAAATAATCACAGCCATAATCATATTCCGTGTAGTCGGTGTAGTAGTCACTATTCTCGTTATCGCAGGTAAAAAGCAACTCTCGATCTACACTGGCTTTTTGTCACTCCTTTATGCAGATAGGGGGCTTTTTGTTTTTGCGAATATTTGTAGGACTAAGTAGGGGCTTTTTCTGAACCCCTTCAGACCCCCACCCCCGTCTATTTTCAACGGCGGAATCATCCAAGCCGCAACAACCGCTGTTCATCCGCATTGGCTATAATTTTCTGTATTTATTCGCAAAATGATAGTTATGCGAATAGTTTTAAATCAATATATTGTGTCAAGCATTTATTTTCAACTAGATATTGATTTATCGTTTCCGCTGTCCGTCAATCTGTCTGCATCTTGTGCAATTTCAACAGTTTTAACCTCGTTCAGTCTTGGAAGTTCGGCAGCTGATAGGGCGGTGCGATGTCTGTTAGCATCTGGCGCATATGGGCTGTTCCAACCGTAAAAGTGATTTAGGATTGCGATAACGCCTACAGGGTTCTGCTTTCCTGTGGCTAGTTTGCCCGATAAACTCTCAAGCCTTACATCTACCAGCTTTTTGTAGATTTTGAAAGCTTTATCACTTAGTTTTTTATTACCATTTCCCCATTCTTTTATTGCATCTCTACTTATCCCCGTTAAAAAACTAAAACCATTGATAGATACTTCTTTATCATTCATCAGGGATATATATATATATATATCGCAGATATGGTCTACAAGCTCATAGTCATAGGCATTACAATTACTCATTGCTCCTATGCCATTTTTGAATAAAATACTAGATTTTAACTGTTTTGTGTCTGGGAATACATTTTTTTTAATATACATTAGGGCGGCATTCCAGACGCTCTGGGATTCCTTGGAGATATCCGAGATCCCCTTTTCGGCACAGAATGAATCTAGGCACGCCTCGATTTCTGAATCATAAATTTTATTTTCCATGCTCCGCGCCTCCTTCCTCGTTCCTGCTGCGGTAAATTAAAAAAGCCACAGAAAAAGATTTTAATCTCATTCTGTGGCGTGTTGGTATCTTAATCAATAATTGGGGTGCCGTCCTTGCCGTTCAGGTCATCCAGAGCAACGGCGTTAGCTGGATGCCTTTTAAATTCAATTTTCTTTCTTGTGGGATATGATACAAAAATTTAATCATTCTGTCAATAGGGAATTTTATTTTTTATGATTTAATCGGTTTCTGTATTTGTTTTAAGATCTAATATATTACTACGTACTTAAATTCTTTTTTAGATTTCATTCTTGAATATATTAGATTTCATTGGTTTTACTGTATGAAGTAAGATACTAGATTACATTCTTTTTAACCCCTTACAGATACAGATGCTTGTATGGGGTATCGGTGTCTAAAGTAAGCTAGATTTTCCCAGATATACAGTTGTCAATTATCATCTGGAACGTATTCGATTAAATGTTCTGGCTGCATATTTAGGATTTTGCAAATATTGTTTAACGTTTTCATACTGATATTTGTATCATTTTTCTTAATTTTCCGCCATGTTTCTTGCGAAAATACCCCATATTTAATAGCAGTGTAAGAAGTAATGCCAGCTGTTTCCAACGCCTCGTAAACCGAAAATTTGAATCTAATCATATTTATCAATCTCCTTTCCTGATTTCATATATCATACTATTTTTGAGCCACAAAGTCAATGGAATATGGCTTTTTTAAGACACAAAAATATATCTCGAAAAAGATAGAAAATTGTCAATTAAAATAACCGCCATTTCTGGCGGTCAGGTTTACAATGTTTCTAATCTCGCTCTGGTGAGCATTTCGGCGCGTTTCTTTTCCTTTTCTGCGGTCTCCATCGCCATAAGCTGGGCATAGGTGGCGGCATATTCGGGATTAGCTAGCAGCTTGCGCCGTTCCTGTTCCTCCTGTTCTTTCCGCTCCTGTCTTTCTTCCTCCTGTCTGATTTCGTCTGTTTTCCTGTTATCGAACATGGCTTGAATATCCTCAATAGTCAGCGGTTTCAAGCCGTTTTCGGGCGTGCTGCCGGGTGTTTTCGCATCGGGTAGGGGATTGAACGATTCTGACGTTTCCGGCTCTGCGGGGGTAATCTCCGCCGCTTCTGTATCTGGTGTAGAATCCTGTATTTCTTCGGTTTCTGCGGGAATGTCTCCCAATGATTTAAGGACGCAATCAACAACATAGTCATTGATATTTCCGATTTCAGCAGCTTCTAGGCGTTTCCTTGTTCCCTTTGGGAATCTGATTTGTATAAAGTCGAATTTGTCCCGATAATTATTGATTGCTTTTTTGGTGTATTCAGGTGTCTTTCCCATATTAAAACCTCCATTCGTTTTCTTTTATTATATAACACTTTATATATGTAGTCAATATTAAATGGAGTTGCGCAATATATTGTAATATATAAAATTTTATATATTTTTTCAAAATAAGTATTGACATTATATATAACATGATATATAATAAGACCATAGAAAGCAACAGAGGACACGAAAGGGGAAAAGAACATGATAAAGGTTTACATCATATTTTTAAACTATGGATTTGATGGTGTTAAATATTTCAAAAAATATAGCAACGCTAAAAGATTTGCAGATTTGAAAAAAGAAAAAGTCGAAATTGAATCTGCTACACCGAAGGAATTTATAGAAATAATTTTTGAGGATTAAAACGAAACGGTCAGAAATGACCGTCAGCCGTGGGATAGTCTCCCGGCTCTGATGATGGCAGACGGAAAACGAAAGGTTAAAAAGGGTGATAATATGATGGAATTAAGAAACGAACTTAAAAAAAGCATTTACAGACTGAACAGATGGGAAAAACTTGCAGACCTTGCACAAGATGAATGGGATAAAGACCCAATGAATGAAGAAAGAGAAGAAGCCGCAGACCATTATTATGAATTGCAATGGAGAGAGTTTTTGCACGCTGTAACCCTTCTGAATGAAATTGCAGATGGAAAACTGACGGAGCAGGAATGCAAAAAGCTACTAAACAGGGGGGACCGCGAAAAGATTATGGAAATAATTTGATGAAACAGTCGAAACCGCCTTCGGGCGGTATTGGGTAGGGCGGCAACCTTCCAACCGATGAGACAAGCCAAAGAAAAAAGGAACATGAGAAAAAGAAAGGAAAGATAAGAATGAAAAAATTTGAATTGTTTATGTGCTGTTTGGGAAATGGAATCACTGTTTGCAATAAGGCAACAGAAGAAAACGGAGATTATAAAAGTGTTGCCCATATTGCAAATTGTGGAAAAATCACATGGTATGTCAATCCTGAAAGATGCATACCATCCGATGCGCTATTAAAAATTGAGCATACGGCTAATGTGCAGCATGAAAAATGGGAACAGTGGTTAAACTCTATGCCGGAGATAAAACAGTATGAAAAACTGTTAAATGCTGTTCCGTTGAATGTAATGCTTTATGCAATGGACTTAGGCGGCGGATTGGAAAGAAAAATTCATTACCTAAAGAAAGTGTGTTATGAAAAGGCGTACTTTTAAAAAAGGCATCCGCAGGGCTTGACGTTCTGCGGATTTGCTGCGTAAAAGGGAGGTGCAACCACATGAAAAAAGAAAAGTTTTTCGCAGTCCGTCAGCTTGCAGGGCAAAAAAAGGAGCGTGTGCTTGCGGAAGGGTACAGGGTAGAACGTGGAAGATTCGCCTTTTATATCTGCGGCTCTGGAAATTCTTGGGGCGTGACAGAAGAAAAAGCGGTATGCTGATAGGCGTTTACGGAAAAACGAGAAAAGAATGTATAGAAAAATTACAGGCGTTCGACCTGTCAAGGCTTGAAAAATTCGACCTTGAGAAGATGAACAAGGAAATGCTTTCTCTGCCCCTCTGCGGCTTGTGAGAGGGCGTTTTCTTTTTTTTGGCGGTTAATCGGTCAAGTGAAATAAAAAGGCGGCTTATAGGGGCGAATATAGGGCGAAAATGCATATTGAAAATGTTTTCTGTTTTTGGTATTATAAAAATGATTAAGATTTCCCAGTGGATAAAAGTGAGAAATGGCACTGCTTTATGCGGTGCTTTTTTCTTTGCCAAAAATAGGGCGAAAAATTTTTTGAAAGCAGAACCCCAAAAACCCACCAAAAAGGCAAAATATTCACAAAAAGACAAAAAATATTGAAAAAATTTTGTTAGTGTTATATGATGGAAGGACAAAACAAAAAGGAGGGTTTTATATGAAATTTCAAAGATTAAAAGATATGGTTTGTGGTGCTGTGATTGCATCAATGGTCTTGTGTTCTGGGACGGTGGCATTTGCTAAGGTGGCAAACACAAACATACCTGTGTCATTTAGCAACATCAAGATTATTGTCGATGGGAAGCAGCTTTCCACAAGCAAAGAGCCGTTTACCTACAACGGCACAACGTATCTACCTGTTAGGGCGGTAGCGGAAGCAGTCGGAAAAGACGTTACATGGGACGGCGCAACGAAAACAGTTTATCTGGGGGAAGTGCCTGCCGATACTTCTACATCAAAAACAAAAGACGGTAAAAACAATGATATTGAAATAACAGGGGCAACTTTAGATTATGAATATGGATTGCCGAAGCTGTACCTTGATTTCAAGAATAACACAAACTATGACATAGATAGATTTGATATTTATATTAACTGTTTTGACGCTTATGGGGAGAGCGTAGACAGCATCCCATATAACTATTACTACATCAAAAAATTAGAGAAAAAATCGGAAAATTCTGAGCATTGGCAGCTATATTCTAACGGTACATCTATTGTGCAATTTGGCATTTATAAATACAAAACATCTGACGGAAGAACTGTAGAAATACCAAAAAATGAAATAGAATGGTGGCAAACAAAATACGAAGGATAAGCAATGGCTTGGTTTATAACCGTCATAGTATTGTTCATTTGCGTTAGATTTATCGACCATTTGAAGGGTTGTTTGGTTGTCCTACTGATTTGTTCAGTGGGGATTGCGTTATGTATATTTTTTCCTGCTATACTCGGTCTTGTTACTACAATTGCAATGACCTATGGATTATATTTGATAATTAAAAAAGCCATACAGAAAAAAGAGAACAGAAAAAATGTTTCAAAGAATAAGGAGAATAGACTGACGCAAGAACAAAGGGCGGAAATCAAAAAGAGAATTGAAAAAAGCAATAATGCAAACAGTGATGATTTTTGTTGCCGCGTAGACCCCGACAGCAGTTATATATCCCCGGCAATGAAAAGTTTTATAAGTTCCTGCAATAAATATGTTGAGGGCAGAGAAAGAGCGGAAGAAGAAAACAGAAAATAATAAAAAGCAATGGATGTTTACATAGTAAAGGAGAGAATTTTAGAATGAAAAAAACTATTGTTTTATTGTTTGCTTGTTTGATATTTACAGGCTGTGGGAGCACAGAAACAGAGGAAGAAAAAACAGCCAGATTAGTAACCGAATCTAAAGCTGCATTATCTGATTATGATTATGAGATTGTAGATGATAGTGTAAAATTAACTAAATACAACGGGAAAAATGAGGTTTTATATATCCTTTCTGAATACGAAGCCGATGGGAGCGAATATAAAACGGATTTGTCCGATTTCTCCTGCATTGTTGGTAGTTCTAAAGTGAAATTTATTATTTTTGAAAATGGCATTGAGGAAATAGCGAACACCACTTTTAATTCCAGCGGCATACAGGCGGTATACTTCCCTAATACGATGAAGTGCGTCTATGATGTTTCGCTAAGATATTTGCATCCAGAGGAAGAAAGCAAAATACAGATATATTACGAAGGAACAGGGGAGGAATGGAATCAAATTTTCAGTACTTATGAGCGGCAAAGTGTAAAAGAAGCGTGGAACTCTAACGATGATTGGGAGAAAAAAGGAAGTGCGGTAGGCGCATCCGTGGCAGAAAAATTAAACGGCATGATGGGAGAATATGACAGTTCAAATTATGAATTTCATTATTCTGTAGATGAAAGTCAACTGAATGAGTTGATTAAAAGTTATAAGTAAAATATATTGCGATGGGGGGATTCTTTTCAGAACCCCTCTTTTTTTTGGAAATTTTTAAAAATCTATTGACTTTTTGTGCGTACTATTATATATTAAATGTGCGTACAGAAAGTGAGGTGATGAAAATGTCTCCACGCACAGGAAGACCAAAGGTTGAAAATCCAATGAATGACAGGATCTATGTAAGAGTGACTAGAGAGGAAAAGGAAAAAATCATGAAATTTTCTTCTGAAAGCGGATACTCGATATTAGAGTTGATAAGATTCGGGATTGAAAAACTGAAAGGTCAAAAAAAATAACGGTTACGCCCCGACCAAAGTTTGTAACCGTTAATCCACTCGAGATTTCTCTCTATGGAATATTTTAACATAAAGGGAAATCTCTTTCAAGTTAAGATTGAAGGAGGTTATCGAAATTGAATGACGTTATCACAATCGAAAACACCGAAATGCAGATTAGAGAGTATGACGGCGAAAGAGTTGTAACATTCAAGGACATTGACACGGTGCATCAGAGACCAGCAGGAACAGCAAGAAAGGCGTTTTATAGAAACAAAAAAAGATTTGAAGAAAACAAACACTATATCAGTTTAAAGCCTAAGGAAAATCCTAATGTCCGTTTAACGGACAATAGAAATATTTCCATTCCTAACAAGGGCATTACGCTGATAACCGAAAGAGGGTATCTCCTGCTTGTAAAGGCATTTACAGACGATTTATCTTGGAAAGTGCAGGATATGCTTGTAGACGTATATTTCAAGGTCAGAGAGGTGCAGAAAGAGCCATATTACAAAGAACCGCTCGCAGAGGATTTCACGCCCAGAGTACCGATTGTATCTGACTGGTACGAGCGGAACAAGGGCAGGATGTACCGACTTTGCAGAGACAGCGGAAACAGCCGCAGCTATCTGTATCATTGTATCTTGAATCGACTTTCCGAACGATACGATTTAGAAGCCGCAAGGGAGATTTACAAGAATGAGGTCGGGAATTATCCAGACTACCCGATGGATATTGTAAAATATTTCCCAGAGTTAGAGCAGGATGCGGACAAAATCCTTGACCGTATCGAGCGGTTGACCTACAGGTAAAAAGGAAAGGGGGCTAATAAAAGCCCCTCAATCCTAAAATATTCGTTTCAATATGTAACGATTGCCGCCACAAGTGATGAGAGCCTTGGACAGCCCATCATCAATAATTTCCGAATTGGAAATTTCCAGAACCTTTACCAGAGATATACCGATGTTGTCGCAGATTCTAACGAACGTGGACAGCCGCATATCTTCCGTTTCCTCATTGATGATATTATACATAGCCTTGTATGATAAATCACATTGGATGGAAAGCTGCGCGATGCTCCACCCCTTTAGAAGCATCTCGCGGCATAACTCGGTCTTGAGATTTGATATACATTGCCCCGGGTTTACCCCATAATTCACACACCTTTCTATTTTGTAGTCGAATGGAAAGTTTTGCTGAATGTTTGGTAGTCAACTGCAATGGTATCCTTCTCCCTTCTGGTATAATCGGCTTGTACCTAAAAAACAGGTACTCGCAGTTCTGGTTGTTAGGCGGCGTTTGGATTGGCGTTCTCGCCGCCTAATATCTATTGTAAACCTTGAAAATAAAAAGTCTATAGCTAAAAATGTCGAAAATGTAGAAAGGGCGTTAAGATTATGACAAGAAATGATAATATTCACAGAACAAACGAATTTTATAGAAAAGAAATCATTAAAATGACAAAGAATTGCGATAATAGGGAATTTTTGAAGGCAATATATGTGGCTGTTAGGAATCTTTTTTTATAATTATTTTTTTACATAAAAATCGAGGGTTTGTACATTACCCTCGATTTTCTTTTACCCTTTTTTCTGAATGTCGTTTATTAAATTTTCTAATACAATCCATCCAGATTCATCAAGATTTGAAAGAGCTGCAACAAGACGACGCTTAAAAGAATCTTCATCATCTTTCGTTACATCCGAAAGCATTTTCCAAATTTGCTCACTTTTTGTTTTTTCGATGAACATTTCTCCCGTACCATCTTTTAGCCAGTTTTCATTTACATCAAATTCTCTGCAAATGTCTGAAATTGTTCTGGCAGACGGAACTTTCGTTCCAATTTCAATCTGCGCAATGAAATTCCTTGACAAACCGATTTTGGATGCAAATGCGTCTTGAGTCATTTTCAACTCTTTTCTTAATGTTTTGATTCTTTCGTTCAATTCTATCCCTCCTTTCATACCTATTATACACCGAAATATTTACTAAGTCAACATTTAGTATTGACATTGGGTTTTTTAGGGACTATAATATGTTTACAAGGTAAACGAAATAAGGAGGTGAGGAGATGGAAGAAAGAAAATTCGGAAAAACCATAGTGGATTTTACTTCTAAAGGCTCTATTCAGTGTATCGCTATAGCGCATACAGAAAAAGATAGAAACGACTTACTGAAAAGAGCCTACAGGGTAATATTTGCGCCAGATACGGAAGGAATCAACTGTTGGGTTCTGTTTCGGGAAAAATCGGAGGTCGGTCTTTAGACCACTCTAAATGAATCCATCGATAGTCCGGCGGAAATCCTTCTGAAATACCGATAAATCGCCAACCGCATTTTTCATAATCTGAAATGATTTTACAAACAAAATTCTGCTAACAGAACAGGGATATTTGATGTTAGTCAAGTCATTTACGGACGATTTGGCATGGACGGTTCAAAGACAGCTTGTGAACGGATATTTTAAGACAAGACGGCTTGTCAATGAGGAATTATCGCCGGAAACGCAGCTTATCTTAAAACTGGCGCAAAGCATCGCTAATAAAGAGTTGGAATATAAAGAGCGAGACAGGCAGATTGCACTTGCGAATGAAACAGCGAAAAAGGCGGTTGAAACTACAGAAACAATTAAGGAAGCTGTTAAACCTGTACTTGATAATTGGCGGATTGAGATCAACAGAAAAATTAAACGTGTTCAGTTTAGTTCCAAAATTGATTTTCAAACATTGAATACACAACTGTATTCAGAATTGGAACAAAGAGCCGGATGCGACTTAGGCACAAGGCTTAGAAACATGAAACAGAGGATGGGAAATTCTGGTGCGACCAAAACCGCAATCAATAGTATCAGAAAAATTGATGTGATTGAGGGAGACAAGAAACTTCGGGAGATTTTTTCAAAAATTGTCTCCGAGTACGAAATTAAATATTGCGCATAGAAGGGAGAAAGAAAGATGAACATTGATAAATTAAATGAATTTGATGTTTCAATAGGATTTCGGTTTGCAGAAGCTCATGAGCAAACAGCGGAATGTAGCGATGGTGGAACCGCAAGTGTTATCACGCTGCACTTTGGAAACGATTTTCATGTTGCTGCGGTTGTAGATTTTATTGACGGAGAACCTCATATTATCGAGCTTTATGCGGTTGACGATAATGGGAAGAAAATTTAAGGAAGGAGGTACAGGAAATGAGCGAAAAGGAAAAACAGGTAGTAGAAAAGCTGAAAGAAGCAATTCCGCAGATGTCCGATTTTGATAAGGGCTATATCCTCGGCAAAGTTGAGAGCATGGCAGAGCGGAAAAAAGAAGATGCGGAGGAAAAGGAATGATTGTAATAAAAATCATTTTAATTGTATTGCAATTTTCGTTTTTTGTAATGTGCATTGAAAACGAAGGCAAAGCCTTGAGGTTTTGTGCTGTTTCATTTCTTTTCTTCGCAATTCTAAACTTTTTTAGATTGGTAGATTTGGTATTAGTGAGGTGAATAAAGATGTATGTAAATCCATTTGTAGCAGGCGTTTTCGTGACAATCGCATCGGAAATGATTCTGATTTTCCTGTATGCCATTTTTAACCAGAAGAAGTAAGAAGGGCAGGGATAGGAAATGTCAATCGGGTTGCCGCGTAGAACGCCAACAAATAAAAGAGTAGTAGCCTGCAATATCTGCGGTAAGGTTTGGAACATTGCCGCAACGCAGGATACCAAGAAGGGCTATTATTGCCCTGAGTGTAGCAAAGGTAGGAGTGCAAAACATGAAAATCGAACAAATCAGAGAAACAGCGCAAAAGAAACTGTTTGTAGGAAAGAAGGTTAAGGTGCTTGAGTTCGGCAAGGACAGACATGGAGCAAACGTCTTGCGGAAAAGAAGAACGGGAACGGTAACAGGGTTGTATCCATTCATCTTCACCGCCATTTTTGCAGGAGGATACACAGAGAGTTTCCGCTATAGCCAGTTTTTTGAAAGTGATGGGGAAGTGGTGAGGTTATGAGAAATTGGAAACGGACTGCGTTTTACATCCGCCGTGGTCTGCTGCGGTGGGCAGCTATGTTTTTGGGAACGCTTCTTTCTCTTTGTGTCATGGTGTTTGTTCTGGAAAATGCTGACGGGCGAATGATGTTTTATCTCGCGAGCAGCGTCATGATTGCAATCGCAATCGGCAGTTTGTTCTACGGAGGGCAGGAAAAATGAAAGAGCCTGTATGCAATTTTAACTGTTTTGAATGTCCGCACCCAGATTGCATCTGTGATGATTTTTCGCGAAAGGAGTATGTGACGGACGCTGAAATCAACAGAATTGCAGGGATGACGAGAAGCAAGACAGGCTTGAGAAAAAAAGAATACCTCAGAAAGTATTATTCAGAACGCAAAGAATATGCCAAAGCATACCAGAAAAGCTATTACGAGAAAAACAAAGAGAAGATTCGCGAAAAGGCGAGGGAGCGGTATCGAAAGAATAGGGAAAGGTGCATAGCAAGTGTCCGCGCTTATCAAGAGAGCAATAAAGAGAAGGTCACTGCTTACAAGAAAGAATACTCGAAAAAATATAAAAGACGAAAAAGGGAGGAAAGAGAGAATGAAAAACGGCAGAGAATTGACACCAGAGAATGAGTTGCAGGAACTTTGGGAGTTGAACGGCAGGGTGAAGGCTGTTATTGCCTATTTGAAAACAGATAAATTTGTGAATGCCGAACAAATCTTGGCTATGCTTGCTGGCGGTGATGATGATGGCTTACCCATGCAGGACAGGGTTAAAGACTGAATGTGACGGCTGCGGCTACTGCGAAAAAGAGCAGGAAGAATGTCCGCACTGCCAAGAAACGCAATACGAATACCTTTATAAAAGGGATGACGGAGAAATCGTTGGTTGTAGCGAATGTATAAAAAGGATGTGGAAAGATTGACGGAAGTGTTGTTAAAAAAAATCAGCCTTAAAAACTATATGGGTGCTGAAAATGTGGAGGTTGACTTTTCCGAAAAAACGGAAATCAGAGGAAAAAACCGTTGCGGCAAGTCTACACTAATGAACGCCTACTTTGATGTTATGACAGGGAAATTTTCGAATGGTGCCGCACCGAACAATATTTGCCCTGTGGATGAGAACGGAGAAGAAAAGCCTGTCAAGGAAATCGAAAGAGCGGTTACGTTGGAAATAAATGGAACTGAACGCGAAATAAAAAAGGTTACCAAAAGGAAATACCGTAAGGGTGTTTTTATCGGGAATGAAACTGTTTATATGCTTGATGGCGTGTCTGTGAAAACTGCGGAAGTAAACGATTTTTTAGCCAGTATCGCACCGACAGAAACAGTGGCAATGTGTTCTAATGCATCGGTATTCTTTTCAGCTTTGAAAAAATCTACTGCGGATGCCAGAAAAGCTATTGAAGGTCTTTCTGGATTCGATGTGGAGCGTTTTTGCAAAGAAAATGCAGAATACCAGAGCATTTACGAAATGACCGCAGGAAAGAAAACGGAGGACGTATTGAAGCAACTGAAAAAACGCCTTTCTGTCGAAAACGGAGAACTGGACAGGCTGAATGTTGAATTGGACTACGAGCAGCGCAGACTTGACAGGTCGGATGATTCTGATTTGCAGAAATTGGAATCCGAGAAAGCGGTTATTATCGGAAACATTGATAGTATGGAGAACCTGAAAGAAACACTGAATATTTCTATAGACAGATATACATATCTTGTCGGTCTGGTTGATGACTTGAAAAAGAAGATGTCAGCCATTGAGGACGAGCAAAAGAAAGCAAAAAACGAGAAAATCGAAACTCTGAAAAAATCTATAGTGGCTATCGATGCGGATATTGATAACTTTTCTGGAAAAGTTACAAAGTACAATGAATCAGCCGAGAAAGTTTTTGGGAAAATTTCTTCCTTAAAATCGAAATTCACTGTATTGAAAGACTGCCATTCTATCATGGACGCGGTGCAGTACGGAAATGACTATATTTGCCCTAAATGTGGCAGGGGGTTCAATTCAGAAGAAATAGAGGTTGTAAAAGAAAAATTATACAAGGAAAAAGAAGATACTTTATGTGAACTTAAAGACAAGGTTGATATTCTTGAATCCGCAATCAAAGCAGAAACTGATACATATTTAGATTTTAATAAAAAATCAAATGAATGGGCTGAAAAGGTTTTTGATAAAAGAGAAATAAGAAAGTCTTTGGAGATTAATTTGGAAAAATTGCTTTCTATCGGCTTTGAGAAAACGGAAGAATATAAAACGCTTGAAAAACGGCTTAAAGAAGCAGAGGAAGAATCCTCTAAACTTTTTGAATCAACTGATTTATGGCGGCAGGTAACGGAGAGGATCAGTAACTATAAGGCTGACCTTTCGCAGAAAGAATCTGAAATCAAAGTTATTATCAGAGATACCGAAAATACAGAAAAACGAATTGATTCGTTGAAAGAATCCGTCAAGAAGCAGGCACAGAAAACGGCTGACGTTGAACGCCGGATTGATATGCTACAGGATTTCAGCATTGCCAAAAACACCGCTCTGGAGGATATGGTAAACAGGAAATTTGAGTTTATCAAAATCAAAATGAGCGAAGAAACATTAAGCGGAGATATTAAGGAAACTTTGAGAATCAATGTAAATGGCGTTGATTATTTCAATGGACTGAACCATGGAGACAGAATCCTTGCAGAAATTTTCCTGTTAAAAGGATTGCAGGACATGAATAGTATTCGCCTTCCGATTTGGATTGATGATACAGAATCCTTGGACGAAAACAGGATTCCAGATGTAAGCCGCCAGTTAATTGTTATTCGCAGGACAGATGATGAAACTTTGAAAGTATGCAATGGGGAGGAATAAAAATGGGAATGAAAGGATATAAAGGTTTTCGCAAGGGGCTTATTTGCAAAGATAAGCAGTACGCAGAGAACACGATTTTTGAAGAAAGCGAAGCTAAAATTTGCGTGAATGGTATGCACTTCTGCAAAAATCCTATGGACGTACTTGACCATTATCCGCTGATTGATGATAACGGCGAAATGTGCGAATTTGCGGAAGTAGAGGCATTGGACGAGACATTTACGGATGACGATAAAAAATACTGCACGAAGAAACTAAAAATCGGTGCAAGGCTGTCTTTAGCAGAATTTATTAAGGCAAGTTTTGACGTAACCTATCGGCAGATTAAAGAAGAAGTTGATAATGTTTCAGAAAAAGAAAATGTCGTAGACAACGCTAAACTTGCAGGCGGAAACGGGGCTACACTGGCAGGCGGATACAACGCTACACTGGCAGGCGGAGACAACGCTAAACTTGCAGGCGGAAACTGGGCTAAACTTGCAGGCGGAGACAACGCTAAACTGGCAGGCGGATAC